CTAAGACACAGAAGATGGCGCAACAGTTCTTGTACGGTATCAAGCAGCGACTAACACACCCAGCGTACGCGAAGTTGCAAGCCAACTTTAGCCCTGAGGGTGGTTTTAAGAAAACTGCTGACTCGTGGACTGCCAACCAAATCTATTTGGGTGGTGAGGAGCGGGATGGTCAGGAGAAAGATCCAACGGTTCAGGCCATTGGTATTGGTGGGCAGATCTATGGTGCCCGTGCTGACCTAATTATTATTGATGACGCAGTGGTGTTGGCTAACGCGGCTGAGTGGGAAAAGCACATGGACTGGCTTCGTATTGAAGTTAGCTCCCGACTGGCCCCCACGGGCAAACTGCTGGTTATTGGTACGCGCGTTGCGCCCATTGACCTGTATCAACAACTTATGAACGGTGACCACTACGTTTCTGGTACGTCACCTTGGACGCGTTTCTCACAACCCGCTGTGTTGGATTATGGTGGCGGTAACTCTGAGGACTGGTTGACCTTGTGGCCTAAGGCCGAGGTTCCTTTCGAGGGGTCTGAGGGTGAAGAGCCTGACGAGGATGGTTTGTTCCGTCGCTGGGATGGCCCCCACCTTGACAACGTGCGTGGCGCTGTTGGCCCCCGCATCTGGTCTATGGTTTACCAGCAACAAGATGTTTCTGAGGACGCAATCTTCCACCCTGCTGCTGTTCGCGGAAGCGTAAACGGTATGCGTAAAGTGGGGCCACTGAACGGGCAGGCCGCTGGGCACCCCGCCAACCCTGAAGGTTTCTACATTATTTGCGGGCTAGACCCCGCAGCTGACAAAGACACTGCCGCTATTGCTATGGCAGTGGATCGTCAGTCGGGTAAGCGTTACATCCTTGACGCGGCCCGCATGAGTGGTGCCACCCCATCCAAGATTTATGACCTTGTTACTTCTTGGACGGATAGGTACCGTCCGCAGGAATGGGTCATTGAATCCAACGCTTTCCAGTTGTATCTGGTTCACGACGAAAACTTGAACAAGTATTTGAACGCCCGTGGTTGCGTTATCAAACCCCACTACACGTCCCGCATCAACAAGTGGGATGAGGGTTTTGGTGTGGCAAGTATGTCAACCCTGTTCGGCACTATCGAAACTGCTAGTGATAAGAACCGTGTCGCCCGATCAATGGGTGACAACCTTATCGAACTTCCCCTCGTTGAAGGCACTGAGGGTTTGAAGGCCCTAGTTGAGCAACTGGTTTCGTGGCAACCCAAGACCCGTAACAAGACTGACCTTGTGATGGCGTTGTGGTTCTGCGAACTTTCAGCCAGGGCAATCATTGGGCAAACAACCAGTGATATGAACTGGTTCACAAAGAACCCTTACTCGTCTCCACGGAGCATGAGTCAACGAGCGGTTATTGACTTGAACGAGTGGGCGGCAACCCGAAATGAAATGGTGATCTAATGGCTGATGCGACAATGGCACAATACGCGGAGAGCGATATCCGCCGACGCTTTGACGTGCTCAAGTCTCGTTACGCTGAACGCGATGGCCGAATGAATAAGGTTGCCTCGGTTCGTGGGGGCAACTACGAAGAAGCCTTTCCAGGTTTGTTCCCATCGGAATGGCCCAAGCCAATTGTTGCCAACTTCATTGACACCGTTGCCCGTGACCTTTCAGAAGTAATCGCACCACTGCCCACGTTCTCATGTTCACAAAACAACATGACCGACGACAATAAACGAACCAAAGCCGACAAGCGCACCATCATTGCCAACCACTACATATCCGCCTCGAAGCTTGGCCGCGAAATGTATGCTGGTGCAGACCAATACGTCACTTACGGTTTCCTACCTTTCCGTGTTGAGCCAAACTTCAAAGACCGCCGACCACACATCACGGTTGAAGATCCAATGGGTTCGTACCCAGAGTTCGACCGTTGGGGGAACTGCACCGCTTTCGCACGACGCTTCCTAAAACCCACATCTGAACTTTGTGCAATGTTCCCTGAGTACGCCGACAAGCTAAAAAACAAGAACCAGGGCCAGTACACCCCCGGTGACACAATGCTTGAAGTGGTTCGTTGGGTGGATGACAAGCAAGAAATCATGTTCGTCCCCGAACGAGCAAACCTGATCCTCGCACAAACAAACAACCCACTAGGGCGTTGTCCTGTTGTGGTGGCCCGCAAACCTTCCTTCGACGGTCAACAACGTGGACAATTTGATGATGTGCTTTGGGTACAGATGGCTCGTGCGAAGTTTGCGCTACTCTCACTTGAAGCAGCCCACAAAGCTGTTGAAGCCCCACTGTTCGTACCATCGGATATCCAACACTTCCCCATCGGTGGGGACGCAATCATCCGCACCCGTGAACCACAAAACGTGCGACGTGCGCCAATCGAAATGCCACAATCCGCGTTCGCCCAAGCACAATCCCTAGACCAAGAAATGCGAAACGGGGCACGCTACCCCGAAGGCCGCCAAGGAAACATTGACGCAAGCATCATCACAGGTCGCGGCGTACAAGCACTCATGGGTGGCTTTGACACCCAAATCAAAACCGCACAGGACGTTCTTGCTGACACGTTTGTTGAAGTTATACAAATGTGTTTCGAACTTGACACCATGTTGTTCCCCCTTGATAGCAAGGAAATCAAGGGACAGCAGAATGGTAATCCTTACACCATCAAGTATGTTCCTCAGCGCGACATTGGAACTGAGACTGGTGTTGAGGTAACTTACGGTTTGATGGCTGGTCTTGATCCTAACCGCGCATTGGTTTGGTCGTTGCAGGCTTTGGGTGCTGACCTTGTTTCCAAGTCGTTTGTTCGACGCAACTTGCCTAACTCAATGAATGTTAAGACTGAGGAAGAACTCATTGACGTGGAGCGTTTGCGTGAAGCAGGGTTCCAGGGTGTTGCTGCTTATGTGCAGTCCATTCCTGCTATGGCTGCCCAGGGGCAAGACCCCACTGATGTTGTTACTAAGCTTGCCTCAATCATTGAAGCCCGTAAGAACGGCACTCCGATTGAGACTGCGATTGCGGATGCTTTTGCTCCGCCACCACCACCGCCTTCCCCTCAGACGGAAGCAGGTGTAGCCGGTCAGCAGATGCCTAACGAACTTGGCTCTCCCGGTATGCCTGCCCCTGAGGGGACACCTTCTGGTATGCCACCTGGTATGCAAGAAACTGGACTCCCGCAGGGTGTTGCACCTGGTCAAGCGGGTATGGCTCCTGGTGGTCGTCCAGATATGCAGACTCTCCTTGCTGGGTTGTCTGCTTCCGGCGCACCGAACCTTTCGGCTAGCGTTGTCCGCCGCCAACCGGCGTAACAAGATAGGAAAACAATATGGCTAAGAAGATGCCGAGTTTCGGCTCTCAGGGCACTGCTGCTCCGGTTAATACGGCAGAGCCAATCAAGGCAGGTATGGCTACTGACACGGATCGTAGTGCGTCTGGCCCAAGCGTAACTCAGGCTGGGGTTCAGGTTCCTGGTGTTGGTAACAACGACAAGCGTAAGGTTAAGTAGTGCCAGGGATGGGGCCTGTGAAGCCCGTCCGCAAGCCCAAGCCGTTCAAGGCTGGTAAGCCTGTTAAGGCTAAGCCGGTTCGCAAGGGCAAGGTTTACTAAATTAGTTCTATTTTGATTGAGGTGAAACATGGCAGAGCAAGGTGGTTACAGAAAGCCTAGCAATCCTGCTCCTGTTTCAGGGCCGGGGTCGCTGTCGCAACGTACTGATGGTGGCCCTGGTCAACCTGTTCGTGAAGTTCCTGCCGCCTATTATGGCGAGCGTCAAGAGATGCGTGATATTCAGGGTGGTGCTCAGATGGCTCAAGGCTCTATGCCCACAGGAAGCCCTACGATGCCTTCTAACGGCATGACCCCCCCTTCTGCGCCTATGACCCCAGGTCAGGGCGTTACGCCCCTCACAGACCCAACTGAGCGCCCCGATGAACCCGTCACTGCTGGAGCAGCACTGGGCCCAGGCCCAGGTACTGAGGCTTTAGGTTTGCCTTCGTCAAACGAGGATGCACAACGACTTTTGAAGTACCTTCCGGCCATCATGCGTCAGGCTGAAACACCTGATTCTGGTCAGCAGATCAAAATGCTTGCACAGTATTTGCGGGGTATCTCAAATGGACAATAACTCCATGAGTTTCTGGGATCGTCTGGGTATGTACTTGGACGCTGTTGGTATTGGTGAAGCTGGTACGGCGTGGGATCTTGCTGGCGCACCCATGCCGGATCAAGACCACCGCGATTTTGCTATGCTCCTGGTTGGGGGTCAGCCTAAGTGAGTTTGTGGCAGGATTTTAAGGACAGCCTTTACAATAAGGTTACTGGTGGCGACGGTTTCCAAACATCCGACTTAACTCGATTCACCCAACCCTTAATGCAGGGCAGTGTTGGTATTGGTTCGGCCATTGACATTTTTAAGGGAATTGAACCTATCCGTGCCTCGGCATCTGAGGCTGTTGCTAAATCAAGTGACCCATTTGTTTCTTCTGTTGCAACTAAGTATGAAGCCGCGCAGGGACGGGCACTTGAATCTGTTGCGCTTCCTTACCGTTACGGTGTATCTCGCCCACTGACAACAGCGATGATGGCCATTGACCCTGGCCGCGAGCGTTTAACCGGTAGTAGTTTAGGTGAACTTGGTAACTTGTGGAACGCTTCTGAGTATGTTTCCCCGGGTCAGGAAATTGTTGCCGGTTTCAATAACTACATTGGCGATAAGAATGATTCTTCTGCACGCGAGCAGGTTAATGCCGCGATTAAGCAACGTCAACGTCTAAAAGACTTTGAAAACAACTGGGCCGCCAATGTTGTTTCTGGTGGTTCAGACCTTGCGTTCAACTGGTATCTTGACCCCCTGAACCGTTTAGGTCAGGTTACAAAGGAAGTTAAGTACGCCCGTAGTAATCAGAGCATTGCCAAAGAGACTGAGCAGATTGCGGAAAAAACTGGTACTGCTTGGGAAACTATCAAGTGGTTAACTAAAACTGGCGACGTAACCACTATCAATAATTTTCTTAAAGGAACTAACCCACAACTTGCTAGTGCTTTTTCTCAGTCAACCAGTGAATCGGAAACTGCACTAATCTGGATGGCTTCGCGCGGAAACAAACAGGCCATTGATGAACTTGCTAAAACTAAAACTGTTCTGGCTAGAGAAATTGAAGCCAATAGAAGTATGTTTGGTTTTGCAAAAGTTAGCGGATACCCAATGTCGCCTAACTGGGATGATGCTATTCAAAAAGAATACGATGGACTTCTTTATCGTGACGAGTTTCTTGCAAACGCTATTGCTACCGCTCGAACCAATGTTGCGGTAAGGGCCACTAAGGGTCAGGACTTGAGTATTGGAACAGCTCAAGGTTTAACTAGGTTTGGTCAAGATGCAGCTATGGCCAGACAGCGTAGTGCTTTTGAAAGGGCTGAGGCAAAAACCCGCGCGGCGTTCGGTGTTGATGAAACTATTGTTCCACAAACCTTTTATGTTGGCGAAGGCGCTCGCAAGGTTAACGTATGGAGCAGGGCTCCCCGCCTACAACAAGCCGTCGGTTCCGCATACAACCAGGGTAGTGCCACTGGTATTTTTAATTTACAAGGGGCTAACGCATCTGATGGTGCTGTTGAGTTGCAGGCAAACCTACGCAGTGGCCCCCTTCGTGATTTGTTTACTGGTGAAGAAAGCTTGGCCCGCGTTAATTATTTCCTTAACGCACCTAACACAGGCGCACAGAACGCCATACTTGAGAAGATCGAAAAAGAGGGTGTTGAGTTAATCGCCAAAAAGTATGGCATCACAGATCAAGCCACTATTGATATGGTCAAAGACTTTATTGTTAGCAACAAAAACGGTTCCGTTCAGCAAGTGCTCAAAGATGGCAAAGCAACATGGGTTGATGAGGGTGGCGATATCAACATTGCCCCTTTCCTTGAAACTCAAACGCCAGACACTTACGTTATGCTTAACTGGAAAGAAGTGGATAGCGCGATGCGCAACGCCGCTGAGGGACTTTCTGGCCCCCAACTTGGGGCTAGGAGTGCTGGCGAAAAAGCGACCTACGCTTACGAAGCTTTTAACTCCGTGTGGCGACCGGCTGTTCTGTTCCGTTTAGGTTACCCTGTTCGAAACGTCAGTGAAGGTTGGTTCCGGTTCGCTTCCGTGACTAATGCGATGATGGCTGCGGATCAACTTATCCCTGGTGTCCGCAACTTTGCCAAGAACCGTAAGAATGGTTTCATTGCCAAGCAGTTTGGTAAAGACATTGACCAGGAAACGCAAGACTTGATTGATGAGTTGCAGGGGCACATCGCTGCCCGTCTCCAGATCCGTGGTATTGACGCTTCGGCTGTTGCTCGTGGGGAAAAGGTTGACCTATCATCTATTGGCACGTTGGATGAGGTGACCAGTGAGCTTGATATGGTTCACAGAAACCGCCAATTAGTTATTGAAGATTATCTTAAAGAGGGCAAGTACCGGATCGGTGCTGGTGTAAAGTCTTACAAAGGCGTGGACTACGACGACACCTTTGTTGGTACTGGTGGTCGTTACTTGCGTGAACTTAGTTCTTCTGAAAGAACGACACAGGCCACCCTCGGTGGCCCTGGTCAAATGGTAACTGGTCTTTCATCTGGTCAGGTTAGGGCGAAGGTTCCAACCCGCGTCAACCCGTCTGACGGAAACTACGTTACTGCTTTAGCTGATGTTGTTAACACTCAGTTCCGTAACTCTTACCTGTATCAGCGTGTCATTCGCGGTGATAGTGAGAAAGATATCGCTAAGTGGTTGAATGATCCGGTTGACCCACAGGCTGCGTATGTTCGTGGGGAACTTGGATTAAAGCTTAATAGCAACATGAGCATGACTGTTCGAAATGTTGCCGATGTTGTTGAGCGTTACCTTCCAGATGCCGAGTTGCGTCTAAACGCTGCCTTACGCGACCTAACACCAGATGACATTAGCAAGGCTATGTCTAAGACTGGTTTTGTTCAGGTTGATGCAAAGACCCTTCAAGGTGCCCAGAAGTTTCTTGACAATCCAGCCGTTGACGCCCGCCTTGCAAAGATTGACGGTCAACTAAAAGACTATTATGAGCGTGTAACAACTTCGGAACGCAAGGGCTATGTTTTTGCTGACGTAAAAAAACTTGAAGCAAACAAAACTAAGTACACCGATGAATTGCGTAGTATCCGCGAGATCCGTAACGGTGAAGGTTTCAGTTCACTTAGTCGGGCTAAGCGTCGTGACTACTTTAATCGTGAACAAAAAGTAATTCAGATTCTGCAAAAGAACAGTGCAAGCATTGAGAAGCAAAATGTTATACTCAAGCAACTTCAAGACGTTGGCGCCCCAAGGGCCGCTAAGTATGGCGAGAAGATCCGTAAGCTTGAGGCAGAGTACGATGAGATTCTTGCAAGACAGAATCGTGCTGCCGCAATTACGGGTAAGCCTCTAAAGAGTGCTGAGCGTAAGGTTTATGCAACACAAGCTGAGTTGATGGCGACGAAGGCCGAGTCTGGTGTAAGAAAAATTTATGATGGCACGTTCAAGGTTATTACTTTCAGAAATGGTCAACGTGTTGAGAAGTCTTTTGCTGATGAGAAAAAAGCAAACGCTTACTTTAAGAACAATCCCCCATCCGAGGGTATCGGTCAACCTGTTAGGCCAATAGCAAAGACTAGCGTTAAGCCTCTTGATGGCCCAGGTACTGCTTACCGTGATGTTGATGTTCCACTGAATAGGGCTGATGCTGAGGCTTCAACTCAGGGTGGTGGAGCGTACGGTGGTGCTTTCCCTGAGGGTCAGGTTGACTGGAATGTTGCTACTGTTCGTGGTGCCGATGGCAACCCGTACACTGTTGCAACTAAGGGTGGGGAATGGAAACGCTGGCAACCCATTCATGGTAAAGAAATCATGGACACCATTAAGGAACCAGGAACTAAGAAGGCTCTCGCTCGTCAACGCGACCGAATCTTCAAGTACATCGGTTCCTTGCCTGAGGACACTTTGCTCCGTCACCCATTTGTGAACGTGCGTTACAACCAGTATATGCGTCAAGCCATTGATGATGCTGTTGCTCAGGGTGGGAAAGATATGAGTAACGCTGAACTGCAAGCTTTGAGCCGTTCGGCCCGTGAGTATTCGTTGCGTGAAGTGAAGCGAACCTTGTACACCATTGATCGTTACACTCGTGGTGCCGAGTATCTTCGGTTTGTTTCACCGTTCTTTGCGGCTTGGGAAAACACTACCCGTACATGGGGTCGAATCATGTTGAATGACCCTTCTGTTGCGGCCCGTGCCTACCAAGTAATCACAGCCCCTATCCGTGCTGGTTGGGTTGTTGACGAGAATGGTGTTCCTGTTGAGTTTGATGGTCGTTTGCCGTCAAAGGAGTGGTCATTACAACTCCAGGTACCCACTGGTGTTGCAGATAAGATCCCTGGTCTTAAGGGTCACGAAACAATGCGCTTCAACCTTAAATCTTTGAACGTGGTTTTCCAGGGTGAAACGATTTTCACCCCTGGTGTTGGCCCACTTGTTCAGATACCCATATCTGAGGCCATTAAGATTGACGATAACGCGGCAACACGCCTACTTGGTGAAGTTACTTTAACTACTGGTGTATCAACAACCCGTGGTTCAGCAGATCTGATTACTCCGGCGTGGATGCGTAGGGCTTTGTCACTGTACATGAAAGAAAACGCATCAGATTACTCGCGTGACTTTACCATGTTGTACCAACAGCGTAGGTTTGAACTGCAACAACAAGGTATCGAACCACCGAAAGATCTTCTTGAACGTGTAAAGAACGAGACTGATCGTTTCTATGTTATGCGTACGTTTGCTAACCTTATTCTTCCCGCTTCACCGCAGTTCGGTATCAAGCCGGAGTACCAACAGTACGTTGACAAGTGGCGACAGTACCAACAGCAGGGTACGATTGAGGGTGTAACGGCAGCTGAGCGTTACCGTAAAGACTTTCCAGAGTATTTTGCTTTTGGTTTCTCCACTTCGGAAAACACTACTGGTGTAACATCAACTAGGTCTGCTCGTAAAAACGCTGAGCGTTACGGCTCCACCATTTCTTCGGTGCTTGCGATCCCTGGTGTTGATCCTGGTGTGCTTGGGGCTTTGCTGAATAACCCTGATGACACTTCTTTCGACCAGTACACTGGTGCTTGGCAGACAAATCGGCAGGTTACCCCAGGTATTGATGTTGATTACCGTTCGCAGAGGTCTCCGAAGGAAGCAGCAGACCAACCTTACATTGCTAAGGGCTGGGATGATTTCATTGCTATGGATAATAAGACTAAAGCTTTGCTTGCTTCTAAGGGTTTGAAGTCTTTCAGTGCTAATGGTGCTGAGGGTTTGCAGTCTTATCGCCGTGATTGGTTGGCTTGGGCTCAACGAAATAATCCTGCTTGGTTTGTTTCTTATAGTCAGCGTGATGAGAACCAGTTCAATGCTAATGCTCAGGCTTTCAGTCGTGCTTTGGAAGATCCTAAGTTTTCTGGTGACAAGAAGAACGATGCTGCTTGGAAGGCCATTGGTTCTTACTTGACAACTCGTGAGGAGTTGAAGCAGGAACTTGCTTCACGACAGGCCGGGGGTGGTTCAGCTACTTTGACTTCTGCATCTAATAGCGATCTTGCTGCTTTCTACACTGATTATGTGGCTTGGCTTAACCGCCAGTCGCCTCGTGCTTCCGAACTTTTTACCCGTTACTTTGATGGTGAGTTTGGTAGAATCGAACAACTAACCCAACAACAACAGGTAGGTGCTGCGTAATGCCTGACGATGAGCCAGACATCAAAAATTATAATGGTATAAGCGGTGGAGTAGCAAACCCGTCATCAGCATCGCCTTTGGTTTATTGGGGAACCACACCAATAGAAGAATACTCCACTTCCCAAAAGGTTGGTATTGCTCTTGGTGTGCCAATCGGCCCAGGCGTGGATAAAACTTTTACTTCGGATGAAGCCGACGGCTACTTCCTTTCAAGTGTTCTATCAAACCCACAACTGTTGGAAGAATACCGTAAAAGGTTTTCTGATGTTGGACTAGATGTATCTGATAATCAAAAACTTCGGCGGGCTTGGCAGACTGCTGTTAACTGGGCTAGTGACTCCTATGTTAAGGGTGGTCGCAAGATTACTCCTTGGGATGCCATTGATGAACTTGGTGCATCGAATGGTGGCGCTAGTGAAGCGAACCGTTTTAAGACGACAACTGTAGAAAATGTTAACGACACAAATGTTAAGGTGGATCTTTCTTCTGCACAAACGGCCCGTTATTATCTTGAGGCGCAGATGGCTAAAGCCGTCGGTAGGGCACCAACCAATGATGAGATTGCTAATTTCCGTGAAGCATTGAACCAGATGGAACAATCTAACGCTGTTGTTTCTCGTACGACCGGTACGAGGACTAATGCAAGGCAGGGAACAGAAGCTACCGATGCGTCCGGAACCACTACAAATGTTACTGGTGTTTACAGTTCTGATAATACGAGCACTGTTCAAACTGGTGGTATGCAACGCGATCAGTACGCCCTTGATTTTGCCCGTTCAGCAGACGACTATGCTGAGTATCAGGCAGCAACAACCTACATGGACGCAATGTTCCAAGCTATTCAGAGTCCGGTGAATACATAATGGCACTCACTCCCCCGAAGCAAACGCAACCAGGAAGCCTTTCAGGCCCACGACCTGCACCCGTGAAAGCGGTGGCTAACGATGCTGATATTGACCAACTCATTGCGGCTAATGTACGCAAGCGTAAAGCTGCTGATGCTGCCAAAAAGAAGAAGGCTGCTGTTGCACCTGTCCTTACCCCTGACTTAACTAACACGCAGGCTGGTATTGACTGGTTGAACATGACTGAGTATGGGACTCCAGTTTCAACTGGTGGTTCAACTGGTGGTTCAATGGGTGGTGGTGGTTCACGCGTTTCTGCCACTGGTGCTGGTATGGATCGTGTCCCCCCAAAGGACAAGCTTGATCCTACTGAACTTGCGGAGTTGTATGGTTTTGCTTCCGCTGTTCTACGATCAAACAAAGAGATCAGTGCGTTGTTCGACAAAGCTATCGCTGGGGATTATTCTAAAGAACAATTTATTGCACGGTTTAGAAGCACCAAGTACTACAAGAACAATAGTGAAAAGTGGAGAACCACAGAAGCACTACGTTTAACTGATCCTAAAACGTATCAAACAGAATGGAACGCTGCTAAAGCCGAAGTTTCCACCACGGCTTCGGCCCTTGGTGCAACGCTTAGCGAAGCAACTTTAACTAAAGTTGTTAATGCTTACTACCGGCAAGGCTACAATCCACAGCAACTTAACACTCTCCTATCGCGCTACATCTTTGTCAAGGATGGTGTTCTTGGTGGTCAGGCTGGGAAGAACGCACAAGACTTGAAAGAGTTGGCTCGTGCCAACGGTATGCAGTACAACGGCGACTGGTTCAACAACGCTTCACGGTCAATCATTGCTGGTAAGAGCACGATCCAGGACTACGAGAACACCATTCGTATGCAGGCCGCTTCTGCTTTCCCTGTTTATGCCGAGCAGATCAAGTCCGGCCAGAACGTGGCCGACATTGCTTCACCATACATTCAACGTATGAGTGCTTTGCTTGAGGTTGACCCTGGTGGTATTGACTTGTTTGACAGCCAGATCCGTGAAGCACTTTCTGGTCGAAACCCTGAGAACGGCAAAGCTCAGGCTAAGTCGTTGTGGCAGTTTGAAAATGATATCCGCAAGGATGAGCGTTGGTTGAAAACAAATAATGCTCGTGAAACTTTCTCTAGCGCAACTGCGGGGATCTTAAAGTCTTGGGGTTTCGGTGGCTGAATCAGCAGAAGTTCAGGCGTGGCTTGACTACTTTAATTACACCAATCCAGGTACGGGCAGTAAAGCTGGTATCAGTGAGACATTCTTGGCTTATGCCAGAAGTAACGCTAACCAGGGCAAGAAGCCACCAGCACTTACTCTAACGGCTAAAGATCAAAACTACTACGAGGATATGCAGTCCCAGTTCCGTTCTTACGGCATTGATGATCCAAGTGGAACACTTGCTAAAGAACTTTTTGATCTTCTGGTCAAGGGGTACTCCGGTGATGCACTTGATTTGAAGTTGCGCGATACCGAGGCTTACCAGAAAAGATTTGCTGGTAACAAGGGCTTGAGGGACAAGGGTTTTAATACTTATAGCCCAGCCCAATACATTTCCGTTGAAGATTCTATGCGTGAATCAATGGGCTACTATGGTATCCCTAAGGAAATGCAAACCAAAGATTACCTTGCTGGTATTATTGGTAACGCAATCTCGGCAAAAGAATTAACTGACCGAGTGGCCAGTGCAGCACAAGTCGTGTACTCATCGCCCGCATCGGTGCGTGACGAGTACGTTAGAATGTACGGCATTAGTTCGGGAGATCTGATTGCTGGTTTCCTTGACCCCAAGGTTGCTGAACCAATTATCCAGAAGCGTGTCGCCACCGCAACTGTTGGTGGTGCCGCTAAAGACCAGGGTGTTCAAACGAGTCTGGCCGAACAGATCGCTACTGCAACACCAGACATTACTTACACGCAGGCAGCGCAAGGATTCGCTGAGGCACAACAACTTGGTGTTCGTGGTGAAAGGTTGTCAAGTATCTACGGCGACCAGTATGGTATTCAGGAAGCAACCCAGGAAACCTTTGGTTTGGCTGGTGCGGCTAAGGCTGAGACCACTAAGAAGAAGCTTGCCAGTAAGGAACGTGCCGCGTTCAGTGGTTCCTCTGGTATCCGTGCTGGTTCCCTGGCCCAGGACAATAAGTCCCTTTAAGAATTAAAGCAGGTAACACCGGGCTTCCCCACCAAGTGCTACCTGCTTCTTGAGTACACAGTAACACCTGGCTGAACGTGGCGCAAGCCGACAGCCCCATAAGCCTCTCGCAGACCTACCGGCCCTGCGGAGAGTATGAGAGACCGGTAGTAACAGCCAATCACCCTTCCCCTGCGGTGGTTGAGGGTTGCGTAAACCATAACAAGTAAGGGAGACGTTGCGATGAGCAACAACCAATGGAACGAGTTCGACGATGAAACGTATGGCGATGACGGCGACGGCCCGAAGGCTTTGCGTGATGCACTCAAGAAGGAACAGAAGGAACGTAAGCAGTTGGAAGAACAACTTGCTTCGCTTCAAAAGTCCTCTCGTGAGCGTACGTTGAAGGAAGTCCTGAATAGTAACGGTATCAATCCTGCTATTGCTAAGTTCATTCCATCTGATGTGGCTGATGAATCGTCGGTTAATGATTGGCTCGTTGAAAACGCGAGTGTCTTTAACCTTAACCTTGGCGGATCTAATGAGGAAGCACCGGCTCCCACCGGTTCAAACCCTTTCGATCTAACGGGTACGGTCACTCCACCTGTGGGTGTTTCGCAACAGCAGGCTGATGCTTTTACGACCATCAGTCAGACCAGTCAAGGATCTGCTCCTATGACTTCTCAGGGTGCTGCTCTGGCCGCGATCCAGAACGCTGCTACCCCCGAAGAATTGAATCGTTTGTTGACTGGACGCTGATGGCTTTAACCCATCCAATGTCTGTTTGAAAGGTTGTGAATTATGGCTAATACCTATACCGGTACAGTCGATATTAGCACGACCCAGGACGGTATCACCAACCTCGTAACAACCGCTTATGACAAGTACGTTGAGTTCGCTCTGCGTAGTCAGCCGTTGTTCCGTCAGGCCGCTACTAAGCGTCCGGTTGATGTATCCCATGCTGGTGCCTCTGTTCGTTTCCAACGGTATGTTGACCTTGCTGCTGCTACCACCGCGTTGACTGAGAACGAAGATCCTGACGCGGTTGCACTTGCCAACACCACCTATGTTGACGTTACCCTCAACGAGTACGGTAACTCCGTCCTCACCACCGACAAGCTTGTGTTCGAATCCTTGTCAGATGTTGACCCTGCTATCGCAAACATCATTGCGTACAACCAGGTTGACACTCTTGACCAGTTGGTTCGCACCGTGCTCATCGGCGGTACTAACGTGATTCGTTCTGACGCTGATGCTGTCAGCACGCAAGCACTGAACTTGTTGACCACTGGTGACGACTTCTCGTCAGCACACGTCCGCTACACGGTTGCTAAGCTCCGTGGCAACAACGCCCTGCCGTTGGCTAATGGCCTGTACGGTTGCTACATCCACCCCGACGTTTCGCACGACCTTCGTGCCGAGAGCGGTGCTGCTGGATGGCGTTCACCACACGAGTACTCAGGTGCATCTGACATCTGGGGTGGCGTGCTTGGTGTTTACGAAGGTGCGTTCTTCATTGAGTCGCCTCGTACCTACATCGGTGCTGATGGTGCTTCTTCGAAGAAGGTTCACCGTACGCTTATGATGGGTCAGCAGGCTCTTGCTGAGGCTGTTGGTTACGAGCCACAGGTTGTTGTTGGCCCCGTCACTGACAAGCTGATGCGTTTCCGCCCTGTGGGTTGGAAGGCTTTGATCGGTTGGGCTCGCTACCGCGAGGAAAGCCTGTTCCGCATCGAAACCACTTCAACTATCACTGCGTAATAATCGCTGTTTAGTGGTTGTGCTTTGTTCCCCATCATATTGTGGGTGGGGGGCATTGCACTTCTACTAAGTAAGGAATAAAATGTTTGAACAGAATGTTTTTGTAATTCAAGTATCAACCTTAAGGAGAAATGGTGGCTAGTTCATACCCTACCGGTTTGGATTCTTTGGCGAAACCAACGGCATCGACGTTGGAAAATGCCGCTGGGTTCGAACATGATGTTGTTCATACTAAAGAGGCTGAGGCTATTGAGGCTGTTCAGGCCACGTTGGGAACAAACCCTCAGGGTGGGTCTGCAACGGTTGATGCCCGCCTTGATACGCTTGCGGTGGACAGCGACGTTGTTCATAAGGCTGGCACTGAGACCATTGCCGGTATCAAAACATTCACGGACAACGTCTACGCGAATGGTTCGTCAGCAAACCGTTACTTTATTGCAAACGCTTCCGACACGGGCGCTGAACGCACAGTAGGTATGCAATTTCAGCGGCGTGGTTCGCTTCGGTGGATTGTTGCTAAGAATCAAACCGCAGAGTCGGGAAGTAACGCGGGAAGCGATTTTACTATTATCCGCTATGACGATTCGGGCGCACAGTTGGGAACCACCTCATCGCTCAGTATTATCCGAAGCACTGGCGAGAATCGGATTGGTGAAACAACCGCTGGCGTCGCACACCTACGCCTTGACCGTTCCGCAGGTAACGTCAGCATCATCACCGGCACAGGTTTCCCCGAAGGTGTTGTCACCGCCCCTGTCGGAAGCATGTACACCGACACCGCAGCGACTAATGGTGCGATCCGTTGGATCAAAGCCACTGGTAGTGGCAACACGGGGTGGAAAGTTGAGTACGGTGACACGGGTTGGCGCAACCTGAATGCTACTTCGCTGTCTAACGGTTGGGCCTATTACGTAAGCTATTTCCGTATGAGGCGTGTCAACCAAGAAGTTTATTTGGGGATGTATTTGGACGCCACTTCGGCCACCTCTGACACTGTGGGCTCATCACTTATCCCAACGGGTTTCCGCCCAAGTGCTGCCCAGACGATTATAGCCGCACCTCGTGGCATTGGGCGTGACCAAACGAACGTCGTGAATATGGAACCAACAACTCTTTACGTTCGTAGCCGGATCGCTGACGGCAATGCTGTTTACATTGACACCAACTACCCAACGACCGACGCTTGGCCCGCTACCCTTCCAGGTACCGCTGCTTAGGGGTATGTGATGGCCGATGAAAGGAATCAAAATGTCTGAACAAAATGTTATCGCTCAACTGGTTGCCACGGCAACAATGGAAATCACACCTGCTGCATCTACTACCGAGAATGAGGAAACGAAATGACCGTTGGTCTCTCCGCCGCTAACACGGCTAACAAGTTGCTTAACACGATTGGCCGTACGGGCACCACGTTCACGGCTGGTTCACTGTATGTTCAGCTGCACACTGGTGACCCTGGGTCTGCTGGTACTGCTAATGCTTCTGCTGTTACCACTCGTTATGCCGCCACTTTTAGTGCTGCTTCTGCTGGTTCAATGGCTCTTACTTCTATGGGTGGCACTTATGCTATGACTGGTACTGAGACGATTAGCCACATTAGCCTGCATGACGCTTCGACTGCCGGTAACTTTCTGTGGTCTGTTGCGTTGACTGCAAGCAAGTCTGTGATTAATGGTGACACTTTGTCGCTAACCTCACTCACGCTTGCCTTCACACCAATCGCGGCCTAGTCATGGATGAGGCCCAGGTGCTTGCGTTGTTGCAACAAACTTTGGCTGACGCTGACGTGACGGATTTGCGCACAATCCGGTTGGCTGCGTTGGAGTTGGCTGTTGCGCACATTGAGCCACCGCCCGCGTTTGTCCCTGTGGACTTGGCAACGATCAAGGAACGTACTCGTTCAGCGTGGGGACTGGATTACGCCACGATCCTGAACGAGGCGGCAGTGACGTATGCGGACACCACGTTGACCGCGCCAGAGGTATTGACCGAGATCGCTGACACTTTAACCGCTTAGGAGTTATCTGATGGCTTCTGCACAGTGGTTGCTCAACGATACGAGTGTCACCACCAGTTCCTTTTGGACGGCTGAATCTGGCAGTTCGTACAAACTAAAGAACGTCACTGGGTCGACTTGTTTCAGAACCACTTCAAGTCCAACACCGTATGAGGGTGCTGGTTGCTACACTGGTGCTGGCGGCAATTACCTGGCGCGTTTACGAACGTCAGCAGATGCTGAAGTCACGGGCGTAAATTATGAGGATTACTACTTCTACCGCACAAACTCTAACCTAACGATCTGTGGCGTAACTTACAACGACTCTACCGTTGAGTATTCCTATGTGCAGTTCAATACAAATAACACCTTCTCAATTGTCACGTTTGACACGGCGTTAGGCGAAACCTACCGAACCACAAGTGCAGCAGTGGTTCCTTCTGGGTCTTGGTTCAGGATACAAGTCAAGCGTGTGGCAACAGGGATCACCGAAGCCAAACTGTTCAAAGACTCAGACATAAACGGCACGACCCCTGCCGCGACAATCACTTGGACACCGACTTACTCCAACTATCAATACACCGCGACCGGCTCTGGTGATTTTGGCTGGATTGACAACATCAAGTTTGATGACACCTCCTACCCGACTCGTGCCGTTGTTGTAACTGCTGCTGCCGCTGGTAGCGCTACCGCGACTGGCACCGCGGCAATGTCTAATGCCAGGGTGGGTGCTGGCACTGGTACAGGTACCGCAACTGGTACTGGTGCCGCTTCGCGTGGTCAGTCTGTAACTGGTAGTGCCTCGGTCACTGCCAGTGGTACTGCTGCTATGTCGAGCACGCAGGCTATGTCTGCGAGTGGCAGTGTTACCGCTTCTGGTACGGCTGCTATGTCGAGAACGCAAGTCATCGGTGGTTCGGGTACTGGTACTGGTACCGGTACGGCCAATGGTTCAACCACCGGCATAGTAACCTTCGGTGGAACCGGCACTGGTACCGCGAGTGGTACAGGTAATATTGAGAAGGTAACTAACCTTTACCGTTCCGGCGAAGTTTACAGAAATGTAAGCCTGTACCCAGCGAGTATTGATCTGGTTACTGCTGGTGGTACAGCCACCGGTACCGCCACTGGTACGGGTGGTGTCGAGAAGGTAACCAACCCCTACCGTTTCGGTAATGTTTATAGAAATGCAGGAACGTACCCTGGTGGTGCCGCGCTAGTTGGGTGCGACCCAAGCACAATTGTTGCTGCGGGTTCAGCTGCAATGACTAAGACAAGGTACCTGGAAGCCACGGCCACTGCCACAGCCACATCACAAGCTGGCATGACGCACACGTTCTACGTTTTCAAGCCACCAACACGGGAGATTTCACCGCTAAGCCTTGACCCGTACTACCAACTTGTTGGCTACTTCCAGGGCAGAACCCTTGTTAAGCGTGATGGTGTTTGGAAGGTTGTTCAAAACAGGCAAGAGGATTGGCTTGACCAGTGCGAGTATGTGTTCAAGGGTGGTCGTGAGAACCGTATCAATGGTACAGAAAAAGCCGAATTAGAATCAGCAGGTTATACAGTAGAAACGAGAACATCGTGAGTAATTGCCGTTCAGGTTGCAAAACCAAGGATCACACTTCGTGGGTTGAGTGCGCCCAGGACGCCAACATTCGTGTCGCCTACGCCAACTCTGCTAACGGTCAAGATTACACTGCTCAGCGTAAAGCTGATAAGGAACTTGATTTGTACAGGTCTGCTCGTGCCGAGGGTATTCAGCCTGCTGGTACCCAAACGCACCAAATCGAACAAGCCCACCGTATCAGTGACGCTTCCGGTGTCGCATTTCAGGGAGTATAAATGGCTACCACGCTTGGTGATCTCATTGAGGACGTTGAGGGTTTGCTTCATGGCCACACCGGTCAGGATGAGCAGGTTACCTACCTCGATGGCGCTATCTCGTCCAGTGCTTTGTCACTGACACTTGGCTCCATTGAGGGTTTGCGTCGTGGTGTCATTGAGATTGATGACGAACTGTTCTGGGTGGACTCCGTTGATGCTGTTTCCAAAACGGTAACCATTGCACCGTTCGGTCGTGGCTACCGCAACACTGTTGCCGCTGCACATTCGGACAAGACCAAGGTAACGATGAACCCTTTGCTCCCACGCAACCGTGTTCGACGTGCCATCAACGAAACCATTGAGGCTGTTGGTGGTGACTTGTTTGGTGTATCCAACGGTACGATCAGTTACGAATCTGGAACTGTCACTTACGAGCTGTCAACCGCCACGTTCCCTGACCTTCTGGATGTGTTGGCTGTTACTTACGATAGTGAAACGAGTACGGATAGTTGGATCACGGTTCGCCGTTGGAAGTTTACGGATAAGGCTAACGCCACTGTGTTTCCTTCCGGTAAGTCCATTGACTTGTATGACCCGATCCGTTCGGGTTCTGACATAAACGTGACGTACACGAAGAACACTGTTGCTTTCGCCGACAACGCTTCAACTACTGCACTGTTCAGTACCACTAATATTCCTTCATCAGCGAAGGACGTTATCACCTATGGTGCCGCTGCCCGTCTTGCCTGGGCCATTGAGGGTAGTCGAACTAACCAGACTGGTGTTTCAGCGAATGTGCTTGGCGACCAGTATGGCACCAACTGGCGTGGTGCGGCCAATAACTTTGGTAAGCAGTTGTATGCCTTCCACCAACAGCGTTTGCAAGAGGAACGCGACTCATTGTTACGCACCACCCAGCCAACCATCCACTACTTGAGGTGATCTGATGCCGACCCCCACTCGCCGGTACTATTCTTCCACTGCTGTTGCAGCAACACTGTCTGCTTCACTCTCAAACTCAGCAACAACCATTGCTATCAGTTCTGTTACTGGTTGGCCCACATCGTATCCTTTTACTGCGATCATCGGTGAGGACACGAACAAGGAAGAAATTGTTACCGTTAGTGGTGTTGCTGGTACCACGTTGACCATTGCCCGTGGTGTTGGTGGAACATCGGCTCAGGCGCACGATGCTGGTGAAACGATCCGTCACGGTATTTATGCCCAGGATTTTGAGGATGGTTCAGCGCACTACGCTGCTTCTACGGCTGTGCATGGTGTTGCTGGTTCCGTGGTTGGCACTACTGACACCCAGACGTTAACAAACAAGACCCTTACCAGCCCAGCCCTTAGCAGTGGTGGTAATGTGGTTGGTACAACCGCAACCCAAACGCTGACGAACAAGACCCTTACTAGCCCGGTTCTTACCACACCAACGCTTACTTCTGGTGGTGATGTGGTTGGTACAACCGCAACACAAACGCTTACCAACAAAACCATTAGCCTAAGCAGCAATACCATTACCGGCGGAGCATGGACGACCTGGACACCAACATTTACCAGTCTTACAATAGGGAACGGAACGGTTACTGCACGTTATTCCCAAATTGGAAAAAATGTTTCATTCCAACTTAGAGTTTTGTTTGGAACAACAACCACCCTTACAACATCGGCGCTCTCCTTTACACTTCCTATCACACACATAACCAATAGAGATATTTTTTATGGTCATTCACTTACTTCGGGTGGAACTATCACCAATGGGTCTGTATTGATTGGCGATAACGGTAGTGCATCAACTGTTACGGTTTATATAAAAAATGCACCAACCACTAATGTTGCTTTATCTTCTTCTACTTTTACTGGTGCAAACGGAGATAGCGTACTTTTTAGTGGTACCTACGAGGCCGCCTAATGGCGACCTTTGATGTAACAGACGAACCAGTATTTAGCCTTGGTGTTGATGCAAGCACGGTTGCTTACACGGCAAACAACTTTGGGTACGACTTTGCGCTGGGTGAGCACGCTTTCCTAAACGCTATTAGCGGGAAAACCCCGTACCGCCGTGGCCTTGCTGAGATCCGTAAGCAACAGTACGACACGAGCACTAACCCTGGTGAGCAGTCCTTGGATGGTTACTGGTTGCGTTCACAGCAGGACTTCACTGGTGGTGCTGGCATCACGTTCATGGAGCCATCAAACGACGAGTTCCAGATGAAGCGGTTTGCTTCTTCTCTTGGTGTTGATCCGTGGACTCGCGGTAAGTTGACGTTGTTGAAGTCTGCTGTTAGTACTAGAACTTTGACGAGTAACATTTCGACTGCTGTTGCTGTTAACGATGGTTCAAACAAGTACATTGTTACTGCGGAGTCGGCTAACGGCACTGTTTATTATGACGGTTTTGCTGCCGGTACTGTCACCAGTTGGACTGGCACCCCGAACGGTAACGCAACTTCTACTGGTGATGGTGTTGTTGTTTGTACCACTTCTGGCATGCAGTACTTGGCCGCACCTTTTACTGGTTCAAAGGTTACCCTTGCCACTAACGCGGTAACAACAACCATGAACGCTTGGTGGGTTAAGCAACGGTTCATTATTGCTGATGGACACCACCTGTATGAAAAGGGTGGTATAACCGGCTCGATTAACTTAAGCTCCGCAAGCAAACATTACTCACACCCACTGGACACTTGGACTTGGACTTCCGTGGTGGAAACCCCTAATGCCATCCTTGCTGCGGGTTATTCGGGTAGCAAGTCAGCAATCTACAAGTTTACTCTTGACCCAACAGACGGAACCCTGCCAACCCTGACATCTGCCATCACAGCCGCCGAACTTCCCTACGGGGAACTGGTTACTGGAATGTTTGCCTACCTTGGTTCTTACGTCATCATTGGCACTAACCGTGGTGTCCGTGTTGGTCAGGTTGATGGTAACGGTGACCTGGCTTATGGCCCACTGTCGTTCACTAGCACCAGCACAACCACGATCAGCGGTATGGCTGGTCGTGACCGTTTCGTTTATGTTGGTGTTGGTAACGAGCTTGACGGTAACTCTGGTCTGATCCGCATTGACCTTGGCTCAATTGATGGTGAGGGCCGGTACGCTTGGGCAACCGACCTGAACTCTGGTACCACCGGCAGGGTTAACTCTGTCACCAACTACGGTGACCTGATTGCTTTTACCCAAACCAATTTGTACATTGAGTCGGCCACGGATTATGTGACCAGTGGCTATTTGACCACGGGTCAGGTTCGATACAACACCCTTGAACCAAAGAACTTTCGTTCGTTCCGTTTGCGTGGTGACGCTTCGGTTGGCTCGGTCAGTGTTTCTTCGGTTCTGTACAACCAGTCACCTGTTTCCTTGTTCACCTTTGGTGCGAACGTGGACATTAACCAGGACGTTGCGATCTCCAGTCCAAGTAACCCTTTGCAGGAATCCTTGGGTCTTAAGATTGCGCTCAACCGTGGTACCGCATCCCAAACCCCAACGGTTACTGGTTGGCAGTTGAAGGCTGTCCCTGGTTCTGTTCGCAGGTTGTTGATAAAGATTCCACTGATTTGTTTTGACCACGAAACCGATAACGCTGGCACTGCACGCGGCTACGACGGTTACGCCTACGACCGTTTGATTGATTTGCAGGATCATGCAACCACTGGTCAGGTGTTGGTGTTCCAGGATTTGCGTACCGGTGAGCGGTTGTCTGTGACGGTTGAGGATGTTTCTTTTACTCAGGACACACCTAATGGTCAGTCAGGGTTTGACAACTTTGGTGGCATCATTGAGCTGACGGTTCAAACAGCATGAGTGCCTTGGATATTCTTGCTGTGCAGGGTGAGTCGTCGGAGATGGTTCGTGGTGTTCGTAGGTTGTTGGCTTTGCCTGATAGTGACTTGTTTGATGAGCCAATGGAGCAGAGGCTTCGCGGGTTTCAAACGGTTGCCGGGCTTGTGCCGAATGGTTGGTTAACGGGGCTGACTTACGACAGGCTCAGGGCTGTCAAGGGTGTATCTGATGATAGGGGTGAGGCTACGTTGACTATGGCTATGGCTGGTTCAGTTTTGACTGGCTCGCCCTTGATCGTGGCTTTGGCTAGCACGGAGAGTTTGGCGAACGGAACAGCGTTCACCATTTCTTTACTGGTTGGTTTACTGACCATTGGTTTGGGGGCTGGGAAGATTTATAAGGCTTGGAAGGCTGGGGTTGAGGCAGACATTCTGCACATTGAGAATGATAGGAAGCACGCACAGGTTCTGACTGACCTGTGTGCTAAGTTTGAAAACGTCATGGAGCAGGTTGAGCGTATCGAATCCCGACAACTTGCTTTGAAAACCAAGATTGACCAAATCGCTAAAGATAAGGGTGTTTGATGAACCAGTTACTCCGTTCCGCTGTGACCACATTTGTCACTTCGTTTATTGCTTTGATCCCGTTGTCGGCTTTGGCTAGCCAAGACTTCGGTTGGTTGCAGTCGGCTTTGATCGCTGCTGCCCTGACCACTGTGCGTACTGCTGTGGCCTACCTTGACCCAAAGAACACTGCGTTCGGTAATGGTGCCCCCGAGGTTACGTTTGAGTTTGACCCAGACGTGGACTTGGATGCTGTTGGCGATGAGACCGTATGAGTTGGCATCTGGCACCATCGTTGGTGCAACTGCGTTCTGAGGTGAATAGGCGTTGGCCTAACCGCCCCAAGGGTTCCGATGGCACTGTTGGTGACACAAGTCACAATGCCCGTAAGTCTGACCACAACCCTAATGAGCGTGGTTCGGTGAACGCTTTCGATATCACTTACCCTGGTGTTGACCCGAAGATTGTTATTGCTGCTGTGTCTAAGCACCCATCAGCGAACTATGTGATTTTCAACAAAAATATTTATTCCAAAAAAAGTAACTGGAAGGCTGTCGCCTACACGGGTACTAACCCTCACAAAACGCACCTTCATGTGTCCATCTTGCAGTCGGCTAGTGCCGAGAGGGACACGACTCCGTGGTTGGCTGGTGCCACTGTGAAGCCTAAGCCTAAGCCTAAGCCGGTTAAGCGTTCGACGTTCCCGTTGCCTGCTGGTCAGGCGTTTGGTCGCAGGGCTACCGCCAAGGTTCATAATGGTTACCGTAACAGCGAGGACAAGTCGGATGTGAAGCGTATTCAGCGTAAGCTGGGTGTTACTCCTGTGTCTGGCTGGTTCGGCCCCGTTACTGAGAAGGCTGTGAAACGCTGGCAGTTGCGTCGTTTGATTAGGCGTACTGGTTTGGTTGGCAAGAAGGAATGGGATCGTATGGGGCTGTGAGCCCCGTAGAAGGACTGAAACCCCCTGTCTGGTAGTCACTACTAGGCAGGGGGTTTTCTCTCGTTACAGGGCATCCTCAAGCTTCTAAGGGCTACTTGCCAATCAGGTATGCCACTACTTCTGGGTTGTCCCTGAGCATGGCTAGCAGTGGGCCGGTCATGGAAGCCACGGCCATCTCCTCAGCATCGGACTCAATGTTTGGGTCAGACGAGCGGATCGCTGCGTGCAAGATCTCGTGCAGCAGGGTTACCCTGGCGTAATCCTCGGATTTGCCTGGGTCGATAGCAATGGTCATGGACTCTAGGTCGCAGGAGCCACAAGCATCCCCGCTTGGGTGGTGTTTGAGAACTTCAGCTTTGGAGTACTTGATGTTCCAAGTGTAGGGACTGACATAGACCATTTCCGGTCGGGTTACTTGCTTGCTTCCAGGCTTGGTTGGTGGTCTTGACACAGGGGAACTTCCTCTCCATCAAAGGTTGCGAACCATGCGGAAGCATAGTTTTCGCAGGCAGAACATTTCACCAGTTTAGACATACTAAGCACCAACTATCTATCTATATAGTACTATTATTGGCCGTCTTAGGACGGCCCTATTTCTATGCAGTTTTACTAACTGTTTCTATTGTACTCACAGGCATACCTTTGCTGTCAAATTGGGTGCCTTGGTGTCACTGGACTTGCGCTCGTTTCACAACTGCACTACCTTCACCGTATGACAACAAAAGAAACCACCACTGACGATCAGCAAAACACGTCTCAACCCCTGGTTGATACAGATACCGAACTAGAAAACCCTTCACAAACAATGGTCTTTCTCAAAGCTGTCTTGCTGAGTGAGGACTCACCTTTCGCCCTCAAGGCCGAAGGTGTTGACCCAGACCTGTTGGCTGACCTTGCCGAGGCCGCAGCCTACGTTTGTGTGTACACGGTTGGCCACGACATTAAGCGAGCCGGTAGCCAAATCGCTGGGGAATCACTACGGTCAAACAATCCCACCAAAGCCAACTACGGCAAGGGTGTATCCCAGGCGCTGAACGCTATCGCTGATGCCATGTTGCCAGAGGTGACCACATGAGCAACGATCTCGCTGAAATGATCCGTGCCCGTTTCACACCGTTCGCTTTCACTTGCGAATGTAAGGGCACTGAACCGGAGTGCTTTGCAACGCGCCGGAATCCGTCGATGATGGCAACCTATGAAACCATTGAACGCATCGCCAAGTTTATTGAGGACTACTACGAGATGAACGCCGAATGAGTCTTCAACTGGTTTCGCTGTTTGCCGGTGTCGGTGGGTTTGATATTGCAGCTGAACGCGCAGGCATTGACCCTGTTGTGGCGTGCGAGATCGACCCACAAGCTCGCGGTGTTCTACAACATCGCCTACCAAACACAACTTTGATTAACGATGTGAAGGATGTAACAGGTGAACGACTCACAGAACTTGGACTTGATCCTCGACGCACAGTTATCACTGGCGGGTTTCCCTGCCAAGACCTCAGTATTGCAGGAAAGCAAGCCGGACTTGAAGGTGGCGAAAGGTCGTCGCTCTTCTTTGAAATTGTGCGAATCTTGCGGGAGTTCAATCCCAAGTGGTTCATCCTTGAAAACGTCCCAGGCTTGCTGTCATCCAAAGGGGGACGGGACATGGGCATCGTCGTCGGGGAGTTGGCTGAACTCGGGTACAGTTTCTCGTGGCGAGTCTTGGACGCGCAAAACTTTGGAGTCCCCCAGCGTCGTCGTCGAGTCTTCATTGTCGGCCATTTTGGAGCCGATGAGACCAGAGCTGAACAAGTATTGTTTGAGCCAGAAAGCGGCCGAGGGAATCTTGAGGCGAGCCACGCGCAGGGGCAAGACGTTACCGGAAACCCTGCACCAAGCGTTGACGAGTCTAAGCCTTTTGTAAAGATAGTCAGATCGGGTGCTCGCGACCAAGATGGCAATTTACCTGCGGAAGTGTGGGCCGAACAGGATGTGGCACCAACCTTAAACGGTATGGATAATAGCGGTGAATCGTATGCAACAGTGCTAATCCACAACAAGCAATCTGATGGTGATGTGCGTTTGTACGATGACATCAGCCCGACAGTCACGCGCACATGGGGTACTGGCGGCAACAACGTGCCAATGATTGAAACCATCGGCTTCTCGCACACACAAGGTATTGATGCCCAACCATCCACCACGGCCTTTCCAACATTGCGCAGGGAAGGCAATGGTCATGCTGTGGCGTCAGTTGTCTACCCAATAGATACCAGAAATGCTTTGCGTGATCCGGAAAAGAAAGATGCTGTAAACAGACAAGGGCTGGGGGTTGGGAAAGCAGGAGATCCATCCTCAACTCTTACTAATCTATTTGTCCCTGCGGTTGCGGTAGCAGAGGAGAAGGAGATGCAGACTTACCCAACTTTATCAGCTTCCAACAACCCATCACAATCCCCGCAGTCATCCGAGGTAACTGCACAAATTGATGCAATGGTTAAGGCTACATCAGTAGTTCGTCGCCTCACACCAGTTGAGTGCGAACGGCTGCAAGGTTTCCCCGATGGCTGGTCAGCACAACGCATAGACCACAAAAAAGGTGTTGTTGTGGATCAAGCCGACTCGTCCAGGTACAAGCAAATGGGTAATGCTGTCGCCGTTCCTGTTGTTGAATGGATTTTTAACCGTCTAGTTTTGAGTGAGGAAACAAAATGAGTGTTGGTCACAGGTCTTACTCGCAAGTAACATCGTATTTGTCCTGCCCCAAGTCATACCAGTTGGCACGCATTGTGCGGGTACCAGAAACCCCAGCATGGTACTTGGCCGCTGGTAGTGCTGTTCATGCTTGCCTCGAAGAAATTACCAAAGACGAGGTTGGACTGGGAAAGACAGACGAACTGTACCCAGAACTGTGGACTAACTCGTTTAATGACGAGATCCACAACCTTGAGGAACGCAGTGGCGTCAGTCGAAAAGAGTGGCGTACCGGTGGTCGAAAGACCAAGGCCAACCCTAACGCTGAGGACTACTCGTTCTGGGTTGAAGAAGGTTTGCGTCAGATCATACTGTTTAGCCAGTGGTTCGATGACCGCATCAACGAGGGCTGGTTTGTTCCCACGTTCGCTGGCAACCTTGCCTGCGAGATTGAACTGAACGTGGACTTTGGTGGTGTACGCATCAAGGGTTACGCCGACCTCATCATGGAGCTGCCGTCAGGTGAACTCATGGTCATTGACCACAAGACTGGTTCTCGAACACCGGACACGTTCCAACAACTAGCATTGTACGCGTTTGCTATGGAGAAGTTGTCCCTGCCAACACCATCGCTGGGTGCTTTCTTTATGACCCGCAAGGGTGAACTATCCATACCCACCACGTTCAGGCAGACAGACCTAGACTCACTGACTGACACGATCACCAATGTTGATAAGGCTATCAAGGCAGAACTTTTTCCTGCTAGAGTCACATCAATGTGTAAAGGTTGCGGTGTGGCCAACTACTGCGCCGCAGTTAACGGTTCGCTTGCAAAAGAGTTTGACCCAATTTACACCAACAAGGAAGGCAAGTAATGTCCAACTCAGAAGCACCAATCAGTTTCACCACCAAGATCAACGGTGACCTGTTCACCATCCGTGGCGACGACCCTGCCACGTTCCTCACCCGACTCGAAGCGTTCAATATGTTCCCGTCAGTGGCGAACCTGATCGCCCAGTACAACGGCGAAGAACCAGTACCTGCCGCTATTGCTGCTGCTTTCCCTGGAACCAAGATTGTTCCACAAGACCAGCCAGCACAGCAGGGTGTACCAACGTGTTCACACGGTGCGCGAGTTCACAAGACTGGCGTTGGCAAGAATGGCCCGTGGACTGCATGGTTCTGCAACACTGACAAGGACGACCCGAACAAGTGCAAGCCGGTATTCGTCTAATGATTTGCACTCCTTGTTCTGTTAACAAGCATGAGGATTGCGATGACGTGCTTCGACCAAAAGATCAGTACGATTCGTGCTTCTGTCAGCACCAACCCCACGAGGACGGTAGATACATTGAGCGACCAAGCGGGTTACTGGGAGATGGATGATTCCGTTGATTATGTTGAGTTGCTTGAAGCTTTCCGCGACCAGTCAAGTTCACTGGCCACAAAGTTTATTGGTAACTCATCAAAGAATGTGCGCATGAGATGTTACCTCATGGGAATGTCAGATGCTTACGCCTCAGCCGTAGCCCTCATGGTCAACGGTGATCCAAACCTTGCGATGCAAAGCAACACGCAAGCCCTAAGAGAAATACTATTAGAGAAGGAACGACATGGCGAAAAAGATTGAGTTGGTGAAGCCCAAGCGCCTAGCCCTCAAAGACTACGCGTTCGAAACGGACTACCAACTGGCCGCGATTGCCGAAGAACTGGACATTATGAACGATATGATTGACATTCTTTGGAACCAGACAGCGAACCTTGAGTTGGCAGTGTACGAGAAGAAGCGGTGGTGGAAGAAATGAACACACCAATCCGTAACGTGCGAATCAATGACGAGATCTGGCAGGCCATTGTTGACCTGGCTGACAAGAAAGAAACCACAGCATCCAACGTGGTACGTCAGGCACTTGTGAACTTTGTGCAAACAGGTGGCGAGCAGATCCCTAAGCGTTGGTGGCAGAAGGTATGAAGTCCCTAGCCCAAACCATCATGCTTAGTGGTGAGTCAGGCAGGCCACTGCCAGACCTAACGCCAAGCTTGACGCAGGCGGGGGTGAGGCTTCGACGTGGACAAGTAACCATGATCGCAGCAGCACCAGGCAACATGAAAACCCTGCTTGCGTTGTGGTATGTGGCCCAGCACAACATCCCTACCCTGTTCTTTAGTGCAGACACCGATGCTTCAACCATTGTTAACCGTGTAGCCGCGATGCTAACCGGTGATGCGGTGGACATTGTTGAGGCTGGTATCAGTGGTTCAGGTGCCGACTACTACACCGAACAAGTAACAGGATTGCAGAACATTCGTTGGTGCTTCGACCCTTCACCCACCCTGGACGACATTGACCTTGAGACAATGGCGTTCACCGAGATGTGGGGTTGCCCACCAGAGATCATTGTTATTGACTCCCTCTACAACGTAGTGGCTGAACACTTGGATGAGTATGCAGGTATGCGTGAGATCAGTAGGGCGTTGCACCACGTCGCCCGTTCAACGGAAGCGGGGATCATCCTGCTCCACCACGTCAGTGAGAACACGTCCAACGCGGGCGAGTGCCCACCCCGTAAAGCAATCCTCGGCAAAGTTTCGCAGTTACCGGAAGTAATCCTCACCTTGGCTTACGATGAGATGGCTAGGGAACTTAAGGTTGCCACTGTTAAGAACCGTTCAGGGCCCGCCGATGCACAAGCCCGAAGCCATGTGTCCTTGTTCGTGGATGCACCACGGATGCAGATTCAGGACGCAATGGACTACCAATCTTCCCTTCCTGCACCAGCGGTGCAACTATCACCGGCACTACAACAATTTTGGGACAGTGTGGTATGAGTTCAGCGAACAAGCGCAAGGGAACCAAGTTCGAAACAGACCTGCTCGGTCACATCCGTGGCTGGGTGGGTATGGCACAGAACGGTTGGGCAGTTGAACGTACCGCCCAGACGGGTGCCAAAGACGAGGGTGATCTTCACATTGACCTGGGCCACACGGTTCTTGTGCTTGAGGCTAAGGATGTTAAGACACCTGAGTGGGCCAACTGGTTGCGTCAGGCTGAACTTGAAGCAGGTAACTGGTCTGAGGCTAGAGGGAACAGGGGCAGGGTGTTCGGTGTTGTTGTTCGTAAGATGAGGCAACGCAGTACCCTTGACGCGATGTGTGTAATCCCGCTGCACCAATTACTACACCTAATGAGTGGTTTGCGTGAGCACGATAAGTAAAGTTTTAATCCACTACGGGTTTGATAAAGTGCCCGATCATGGAAACAACAAGTCAATTAAGTGCGCGTTTCATGGCGATAAGCACGCAAGTGCAACCGTGAACCCAGATAAAGGATTGTTTTACTGCTTCACCTGCGGCATCAAGGGTGATGCCATATCTATTGTTAGGGAACAGGAGTGTTGTGACTTCAATACTGCCGTCAGGCTTGTCGAAGAAATCACAGGAGAGGGCTACCAAAGCTTACGAGAAGCAGTTGTCCGAGAAGGCTCATTCTTATCTACTCGAAAGGGGACTGGACGAGCAAGCCATAAGCAACTACCGGCTTGGAAGCGTGGAAGTGCCTGAACCTGGGCATGAACCGTACCAGGGGATGCTGTCCATTCCCTACCTGACCCCAACGGGGCCGGTTGGTTTCAAGTTTCGGTTTCTTGACGAACACAGGCAACCAAAGTACCTAGTACCAGCGGGTCAAAGACCGCACTTGTTCAATGTGCGTGCGTTTCACAACTCGGATACTTCCATTGCCATTTGTGAGGGTGAACTTGATGCCCTTGTTATGGATTCGGTGGTTGGTATTGCAGCTGTTGGTGTTGCGGGTGTGGAAATGTGGAAGGATTACTTCACACGTTGCTTTGAAGGATTTGAGAATATCTACATCATGGCTGATAATGATGTGAAGGAGAACGGCGAGAACCCTGGGCTGCGTTTAGCCAACAGAATCATTGACGCACTACCTTGGGCAAGGATTATCTACCTGCCAGCAGGTGAAGATCTGAACAGCACAGTACTAAAGCAAGGGCCACAGTACGTCTTGGACTTACTCAAGCCACCAGTTGATGAAGATGAACCACCCTTCTAATAACGAAAGGACGGATGATTGTGAGTGACTCGAACGGAATGGGAGCAGGTGCTGAACCTTCTCCGCGACAGTGGGTTTCGGGTAGTAAAGTCGGATCTGCAAGCTGGACTGGTTTTGGTACAAGTTCCGCCCGTAAATCCATAGACCCCCACCAGTGGGATGATTACCGTAAGGAAAGCAAGAAGGTTAAGTCGGCTGTTCTTACTGAGGCTGACGAGATTGTGAACGGTGCAAGGCAAGACACCTACGGCCACCCAGCGGACAACCACGGTTGCACCGCTGAAATGTGGACTGCCTACCTGAACCGCAAGTACGACATTGACCTCGACCTAGATACACGCGATGTGTGTTGGTTGAATGTTTTACAAAAGATTAGTCGTGATGCTCACCTTGAGAAGCGCGACAACCTTGTTGATGTGGTTGGCTACGTTGCCAACATTGAAATCATTGACGACCTTTAACCCGACTACCCTGAACTTCGCCCTGCACATGGGGGCTACTTAACGGAAGGCATACCAATGCCGGAAACAAACAAGCCACGCATACTCCTTTGCGATATAGAGACCAGTCCAAACTTAGCTCACGTTTGGGGATTGTGGCAGCAGAACGTATCCTTATCACAACTGATGGACACCACGTCCATGATCTCCTTCGCCGCTAAGTGGTATGGCGATAGGAACGTAGAGTTTTATTCAGATCACCACGATGGTCACGCCAAAATGGTGAAGCAGGCACACAGGCTACTTGATGAGGCCGACATTGTTGTTACATACAATGGTGTCACGTTCGATATCAAACATTTTCAGCGAGAGTTTATTCTTGCTGGCATGAACCCACCAAGCCCGTTCAGGAACGTGGACTTGCTCAAGGTGGTCAAGTCCCAGTTCCGGTTCCCATCAAACAAACTGCAACACGTCTCCGATCAACTCGGTATCGGACAAAAGACTGCACACACAGGCCACGAACTATGGGTCAAGTGCATGGCTGGTGACGTGAAGGCTTGGGCGTTGATGAAGAAGTACAACATCCAGGACGTGCGCCTAACTGAGAAGCTTTATGACCGGCTCGGTTCGTGGATCAAAGACCACCCATCGCATGAGCTTTACGGTGGTGCTGAGGGCTGTTGCCCTCGCTGTGGTGGCAGCAGGCTAACCAAACGTGGTCAGGCATACACCACCACTGCCGTGTATCAGAGATACCAGTGCCGTGACTGCGGTGCCTGGTCTAAGGGTAAGTCCCAGTTGCGTGGCACTGAGATGCGTGGTGCAAAATGACCGAGTACCTGCACCCAGACTTTCTCCAACACGCCTACCCTGTTGCCACCAACCTTGCCCGAAGGTATTCGGGCTACGTTGAGGCTGACGACATTCGATCCGACCTGATTGAGTGGGGCTACCACAACCACCGCCGTGTCGCTGAGTGGCTTAGTGCTGAGGATGAGAAGGTTCTCAAAACTAATGTGTGGATTTTGAATAAGCGTATGCACAAGCAGGGTGAACGGTTCTGCCGGAAGATGAAGGCCCAGGTATGTGGCTACCACCACACCGATGAATGGTTCTTCAACCGTGGCATCGTGCGTGAACTACTACCCCTAGTTTATGACGGATCGTGGCGTGAAACCCTGCGTGGTGAGCCAGAGGGTGGACGTAAACCACCAAGGGAACCATCAACAGGTGGAAACCTACCCGCAATGGCTATCGACATTGAGATGGTGCTACCAAAGCTGTCTGCTGAGCAACGTATGGCCCTAGAGTTCCTTTACTTGGACAAGATGAGTGAGGAACTGGCTGCAATGGAACTTGAGATCACGGTTCATGCCCTGAAAGCACGCGTTGATCGTGCCGTGGAGCGTATCGTTGAGCTGACAGGTGGTGACACACCCTGGGACGGCCTCGGTTCACGTCGGGTCAAGTCCAATGCTCAGGCTGCGGTCGAAACTTCACGCAACCAATAGAAAAACCCACTAGCCGGTTAGGGTAGCTAGTGGGTTCTTCTGTTCCACCTATTAGGGGTTAGGTGGCGTGCCGTAGGCTTACTGATGACGCGAACAGTAAGTTCCGGCAACATCTTTAGGGTAGTGCAGGGTTACCTTCGTCGTCAAGTTCAGTCAGTTCAGCATGATAGCCATCGAAAGTGGCGTTCACTTGCACACCGGTGATCTCCTCAAGGTCATTGCCATACATGGTGGCGCATTGACGGCCATCCCTGACCAGCACCAGCTGATACCTGAAACCTTTAGCCCTGCTGCTCATTGTTTCGCTTCCATTCCCTGATTGTGTTTGCACAATAAATAATCCCGTATGCCAGGCATAGGACACCCAGCCCGTACTGTTTGGTAGCTATCGAATACCAGCACCACAACACTTCCATTCCTAGCAGTACCACCCAGCCTTGCAAGGGTCGCTTCCCAGCGATCCACAAGCCGGTCATAGAACCGGCAGCAAGGGCGAAAGACCAGTACATCAGTACCACCGATTGTTCTGCCAGAAAGCCCACGCTCGACAGGGTGTGCCATAACGATGCTTGATGTATCCCAGGCCAGCACGCACTTGCGCTCGGTAATCATCACCGGTACGAGCCTCAAGCCCCAGAATCTGCGGGATACCGTAGGCTGAGGACGTAGGGTTGTCCGATGTAGGTGACCAGCCCGACTCCTTCTCCCACAATGGGATCAGGCAAGCCATCTGGGTACGGCTAGACACCAGCGTAAAGGCATAACGCTTAGCCTTAGAGTCCACATTCAGAATACGCACCTTAGCCCGTGAGATACGTTTCTGCGGCTTCTTAGGGGCAGCCTTGACGGGCGGTGGTGTGCCAGTGATCGGCCTTAGGTGGGTTGGTACGGTGAAAGACCGCTCAGCTTTAGGCTTAGCCACCGGTTCAGCTCTGTTAGCATCAAGCCACAATGCAGCCACAGCCATAGCCACCACCACAACGGTGAATAACACTAAGCCCGCAGGCGGGCGTTCCTGATTACTCATCTCGATACCCTGGTGGAATGGTTTTATAGCGGTGATCCGCGCAGTAGGCACTATCCGGTTCAGCCAGCTGCCAGCATGATCCACCCTCATCAGCCCAATCGCCTGATGCAGTCCATCCTGACCCCAATATCGGCCAGGCACACATCTCTAGTTCTGGTTGCTCGGTAGCCACGGTGCTCTCACCCCTCTGATCTTGCGCCAATAGGTTTCCAGGGTCTTTAGCGTGACCCCTAGTTGTTCAGCTGCCTGCCATTGTGAAACGCGTAGGCTCATCAGAAACTCCGCCTCATCCACCGTTTCACGCTTGGTTAGGTATCTATCCATTTACCGTTCACCCTTTTCGCACTACCGCGTAGCACTTCGTGTGACTTTTCAGCCACTATCTGATCGTCCGGTGACAAGGTTAGCATCTTTTCCACGATGCGGATAACCCGTGACCAGGCATGACCGTTCTTGATTAGCTCATTCTGCTGCTTAGGTGTGTATCCCGCTCGAATGGTGTGTTCACCGCCATGCTTTAGCGCATCGGCTAGGCACTCATTACGAACGGGGCATTGCACACACATCACCACGCCTTTCACATTGTTCAGGCTTAGCGTGGCCTCATGCTGGTGCATATCCACATCCCACCATTCCGAATAGCCACGGGCGCATGATGCTTTATCCCACCATTCACGGTCACTATCGCGGTGTGCCACATAGGTGTCACGCATGGCTGCTCACCCCGCTTAGGGTTAGTTCATGCACCGAGGCATACACCCTGATCCCTGTTTTACAGTCCAGCACCCTGAACCAGGGTTCACGGCAGTGCTGCGTGTAGCTCTCAGATAGTTCCTCAATGATTACGTCCCGCGCTGGGCGTGGGTGTTCAATCATTCTTAGTTTGGCTTTCATTTTCCTATTCTCCAATACTCTACGATCACGGGCAATAACAATATGGATAGACCCACAATGAACCCTGCCACTACGCGCTGCTATCGGCTGGGAAGATAAAGTCTGCGTTAGTCAGCATCGAATCAAACAATGCCAGGATTTCCTCAGGCTTGTAAGAATAGATTTCGCGCTTCTGCTCCAACGCACCAACGGCAACGGATAGGAACGTGCGAACCGCATAGTAGGTGTCCGCGTCGATGCTTACCCGTGTGACTTTCATGCTGACCACCCATAACCGTTAGCAATACGCACAATGACGGCCTCATCGCCGGATTCGACGGCTGCATCAAGGTCATTACGCACCGCCAGGGGCAGCGCATCCCATTCCAGTAGCGTGATCGCCCCGCCACCATACGTCCCGGTTTCGGTGTCCACCCATAGGTCATACTTAGTCATAGCCCTAACCTTTCATTGTTTCGATATCGGCCT